TACCGCCCTGATGCTCAGGAGGACGACGGAAGTCTGAGATCTGCGTAGGAGCAATACCATAATGACTCGGATTAAAAATACCTGGTGCGTTTGCCATCGGACGACTTGGTGCCATCATACGATATACACTATTAAGTGCCTCATAGGAATTAGGACGGGGAATCGCCTGAAAAGAATATACACCCGTATTAGGTTGGTTGCTCATAGTCATGTCATGATATTGCTTCTTAGTCTTCTTAGCCTTCTTAGTCTTCTTGGCTTTCTTGCCACCACGCTTCATGAAGTCATCATAAAATGTACCTGGATCAGGCTTTGAACGATCCATTATTCTACTCGGGTACATATTTAATTTCATCAAACTTCCTATAAAACTTCGCAGGGTGATGATACATGTTAATATGAAGAAATGAATATTCCTGTTTAACGGCATGCTCATATAGGGCACGTATAGCATCCTCATTCATGTTCATCTCTTCGTAAAAGGAATTCAATTCTTTTTTATTATCTGTTCGGAAGAAGCTTATCAGATCTAAGTTAGACCGTATAAGGGTAGGTAGGTACGTATTCCATTTCTGTAACAGATAAATATTTGTGATATGACGGTGACGATTCTGAGTAGCCAATTCATTAATTAATTTATTCTGTTTAGATTTGATTAGATGGATACAATCATCATATACGATACAATAGGCTGGTGTGCCACGCTTCTTCTTCCGTTTCCACTTATCCTTATGATGATCTATCTTATCAACGATGCTTTGCAATACTGAGGGATTCAAATCATCATGGTACTGGTCACCTATATCTTCTAATAAGTCTGCTACCTTCGGATCATTCTTCGCTGTAGGGCTAATAAAAAAAATGAGATCAAAATGTTTATGCCAGGGCGACTCTTCCTTCATAAGAAGCCCGAGAAGAAGGTTTGTCTTACCACACCCTTTTCGGCCGAAAATCCCATAATTGCATGGCTTACTTGGGAGCGGTGTATTCTCCTTGCAGAGTTGCTGATCGTATGGGACTAATGCCTTCGTCAGTTTGCTCATCCTTTACTAATGGTACGTTTAATTTGCGTCTATACAATGCTAACTTATCTAGTAGCTTTTCTTTCTCATCTACCAGTCGTTTCATTTCCTCCACGTTATCAGGTATCGGTGGGATTAGACTAATAAATGTATTGAGTGCCTCATAGTCAGGTCGTAGGACTTCCCTTAAGGTAAAAGAAAATGCCCACGGAATCTTCTGTAAGTTGATAGGCGTATATGTTAAATTATTCGTTAGGTAGAAGTTAATTGTCTGTATCGTATTATCTACTATATAGATCGGCTCACTAAGTTGAAAGTAATTGATCCATGTAGATTGACTTGTCGTAATAGGTACTTTATATAAAATATCTGATACGTCATCCTTAGTAACGATAAACTCTCGGTTACGAAATTGTTTAAGTGAGGAGCGAACTAACAGATAATTAATTGGGTTGAGTACGCAAGGCTGGGTACTGGTGTCCGTCGCTATTACGATAGAAGTGATCAAAATGTTAGTTGGCGTTAATGTGTTAATACCGAAGAATCCACCAGTATAACGGTTTGGACTATTTTGAAAGTTTAGAGTGATCGCTATGCCAGCGGGTGAGGTCATACCAAATGTCATAAAGCCTGTAGCGGGTACGTATCCAAATTGAAAGGTAGGTGTAAAAGCTGATCCACTATATATCACGGGTGGATTCTGACACGCATACGTTAATACTCTGCTTAGTTCTGCTAAGAGTGTAGTTGGCGTATAATTACCTTCTGTTAAAGTAATATTAGCTGTCCATGTGACAGACAGATTTTGAAAGTTACATGTAATGACGTTAAGAGAATCTATGGAGTTCAGTTGATAGAACGTAAAGGGAATCTGTACAGAATTAAAAATAACTTGGAATTGTCCTCTCTTAGCGAGTAGATTGACTACTTGAGAAAAATTGATATTAAAGCTCGTGTTAGATCCGCTGGATCGCTCACTTGAATTCACATGGAACGTATATTCCATTACCGTCACATTTTGATTCGTGAATGACATCCTTACTAATACCTCTTATTTCTTCCTTACTTAATAATACAGGTTGAAAAACTTCTGTCGTACGGAAACCTTCAATCTCTTCGTCTCGTTTAATAAACGCTACTACCTTCTTATAGTCAAGGGCATTAAGAATATCCTTTCTTGACGCCCCTGCCATTACCTTCATCTTAATTGCTCCTGTCTGCTCCTCCATCTACTCTTCTACAGAAAAGAGTTTATACTTAAACCCGCTTCGGAAGCTTTTGACCATCTTTTAAAGGCAGAGTAATCCCGTGCTTCTTAAGGTATTTCTCTACATCATCCGCATATTTGCGATTGACTACTAGTTCGCCAGGCATAACAATCGTTTTACCTAAGTTACTCATACGTAGTTGCTTCTTACCCGTGATCATACCTTTATAGCCATCCATGATACCACACTTCATAACAGGAACGGGTACCACTAAGGAGCCATATTCTAAGTATGAGGAGATCGTATCATTCTTTTTATCTTTTATCTTCGGATCATCTTTAATCATACCGCCTTCAGACAGATTACGTGGTCGGGTATTAAATATATCTACTCGCTTACCATTCGTATAGTAAAACATTCTATCTGTATCTTATTTTTTGACCGTAAGGGCGTTGAGCTGTACAGTAAGTAGTGATACATGATTTGTTAATTGTTCTATCGCACGTTCATGAGTCTGTATGGTAGCGATCAAATCGGGAGACGTGTCAGCTTTAAATTGCTGTAAGTAAGATACGATATGTGGCACGGTTTCTATAACAGTATAAGACGTTTTACTTGCATCTTGCATACCGAGTAGATAGGAATCAAATACTCCGTTAATGGTAGAAAGATCAGGCTTGAAAGTCATCTATTAGATAATTATTTTTTAGTCAGAATATTTACCTGTTTTATTAAGTCACTCATGCTTGTCATTAATAGCTGAATGGTTGCTTCTTGATCTTTATAACGGTTCTTCTCCTTTCGTTCATTGTCTTCTCGTTCCTCTCGTTTCATCTTACAGACATCTGTCTTACATTCTTCTGGTTCTTTGTTGTACATCGGATCATTCTTAAGCTCATCAGGGATCATCCACATGTATTTCTTACGTTCTTTCTTGGATAGGGACATGATACATGTCCCAACTGGTGGGACTTCGCACCCGTCGGGCTTCACTAATTTCCCTTCTCGGTCAGCCTTTCTTGTATAAAATTTATCTACTCGTGGTGGATGAACTGGGGGCGATTCTGGAAGTTTCGCTTCCATTCTACTAAAGGCTTTTAATTTAATGAGGAGTAACTTCTATCAGCAGTGACACAAAATCATTGGAATCAGTGATAGTATTACCTACTTGATATAAATATATGAGGTAGTATCCTGCTGGAATGTCTGCTTGAACCATGCATCCGAATGATTCATGTTGATATGTGGCATTTATAAAGGATCTCTGGTAATAATCGTATATTCCCCCCGTGCTTGAATTTACCATACGAATTATATAGCTTGAAATATCAGCATTGGGGGAATATTTAGTTACCCATCCGCTAACACGGATAAAGGAAAAAGAAGATACCTTTGTGAATTCTGCCAGCAATAAGCCCCCGCCCCAATTTACCTGTGCGTAATACCATGTACTATACTGCTGACCATACTGTATCTGTTGCCCATTCATTGCAATCAAAACCTGCCCTGGTTTGTACGATTGCTGGGGAAGTGCATTATAAACAAAAGATGACCTGTCATAATGAGTAACACCATTCTCCCAACGGATAAGCCAACTATTATTTAGGTCATGGACTCCACTGGTATTCCCATTTGATGAGTTCGCCATGAACGTATATCTACTTCCAATTGAATAGCCTGGCCAATTATAGGCATTACTTACAGCACTAACGCTTCCATAATAAGGACTTTGATTTGTTTGAAGACCATAACCATCTGAAAAAATAATATTTGATGATCTTAACGTAGTCGTATTTAAACCGCCTTCAAAGATTTGACCATTATTAGAATAAAGCATACCCGAGCCTAGACTGAAAAACAGGGGACGAAGACCATTCCAAGTTCCATAAGGATCACCTGCATTAGTTACTAAAAAATAGTAGTTTCCCTCATCGTTTCTCTGTATAACACCGACAGAAATGCATATAGCCCTATACTGGCCTCCGTTTGATATATCTCCCACCGAAATATTTGGTACTCCTACTGTTCTCACATAGGATGAATTGACTTGTAACTGACTCGCTACTGTAACATATTGAAAGTAATGTCCATTTGCTTTATAATTCATAGATTTCCACGCTACATTAGGGGCAATACATACCAAATATCCTGCATCATTCGCTGTTGAATATCCAAACCCAACGCCAGGTGATGTCCCGCCCATTCCTCCGCTCGTTACGAATAAACAGTTTGATCCATCCCATGTACCAGCAGAACTAAAGATAAACATAGAACCCATCCGTATCCCAAATTGTGTTGAGTTCGCTAATGTATATCCTGCTAAAGTAAGAGTTCCTCCACATTTAAAAGCACCGCTTATCGCCATACTTCCCGTTCGTGTGTCAAAACCTCCACGGACTGTATCATCCGCATTGCAATGAAAGGCGATCCCATTCCATGATCCTATACATAGCGGATTAGCGACAGAAGTAGGATCATAATTATCAGCTGTCCCACTAAAGATATTAGCACCGTTGTACTGATATGCTGAATAGCCAGGTAAAGAGAACAGAATACCATTCCCTTCCCCTGTTGCTACATTAGTTCTTATAGGAACATAGGATGTTATCTTATCAGATAATACTTCCAATTTATAATTTCCTGCTATTTGAGTTGCTACGTTATATGATGCATTTAACACTAAATCTGATGCTCCTGTACCTGTAGTAATACGAAACGTGGCATTATTCCCTCCGTTGTCAAAAGTAACCTTTTGAGATCCACCTAAAAACCATTTGATATCAGTATTCAAAAATATTCCAGCAGACGTAGAAAAGTTTAAATTACTCATTAAATTAAGCGTAGGAGCCGTTACAACTTGCGTGCTCGGATTATATGTAAATGCATTATTAACACCGATCACGCTGGCGGTTCCTGTATTCCCCACAGATCCTATATAGTATCCTGTATTACCCGTGATATTTGCTACTACCACACTGGCCGATACCCCAGGAGAACCTGTTACTCCCGTTGCTCCTGTAGGTCCTATTGCTCCTGTACATCCTGTTGTTCCAGTTTCTCCCGTGTATCCTGTTACTCCAGTAGCTCCTGTATTAACTGCCGTCCCATCAACACCTTGTGCTCCAGTAGGACCTGTAGTTCCTGTACGTCCAGTAGCTCCTGTGGCTCCATTGTAGAATACCTGATGAACGTTAGCATGAACAGAAGCCGTTTCAGGAATACTACCTGATGCAGATTGATAGAGTAACCGATTAGAAGCTGACGTAGAAGACCAGTAAAATTGAAAATTGCTACTTGATGTAGTAGTTGTATATATAAAAGACATTACAGCAATTTGATGCCCACTGCTCCCTCCTCCACCGCTACCAGATTGTCTGTAGTGAAAATTACTATAAGGAATGACAACACCATTGACATGAGCCCATGTATTGATTTCACTGTTATTCGTAATAAAATCTAACTGTAACTCTATGATAAATTGATACGTCCCTACGTTATCTACTTGAATACCACGAGTTGATGATCCACCTGTTGTTGAAATGTTATTCTGTACTGTGACGGTGTCTATGTCAATGATCCGCGGAGTGTTCGCACTTGGCAGAGTCTGGGTGTATGTAGAATACCCATTAAATGAGGCACCAATGATCCCACCGAGTCCTGGGTTGCCTTGTGCTCCAGTAGCTCCTGTAGCTCCTGTATATCCAGTATGTCCTGTGTCTCCTTGTGGGACAGTCCCTACATTATATACTTTTCCACCAGTAATCCCTAAGAGGCCATCATTTATCCGATTAAAAAATAAGTTACCTGCTCCATCAGTACTAATAGTAGATGCGTCTCTTGTACCAGTAGCTCCCGTTATACCCGTTAGACCCGTGGCAGATATTTTAAGATTACCTGCCGTGAGCTTACGTTCATTTAGATCTACATCATTTAAAGCTCCTTGATAAGGAACGTATGCTCCTGTAGCTCCCACAGGAACGGAATATACCAAACCACCTGTCACTCCGAGAATCCCATCATATAACCGATCAAAGAATAAATTACCGCTGTTATCAGTAGCAATCGTATATCCTAGAGCTTGCGTCCCCGTTGATCCCGTGATACCCGTGATGCCAGGATTGACTGTTGGATTAATTGTAAGTGAAGAAGCCGTTAAACGTTTTGTATTTAAATTGACATCTGCGAGAGCATTACTATACGGAACGTACTGCGAAGTGTCATTATTAAATGGTTGGGATCCATCTACCGTGTATGGAATAAAAGGCGGAGTCTGTCCGTCCAGACTCATTTAATCTATGCATATATTATAATGTTCAAAAATCAAAAGCCAATTTTGATGCCTGTTCATACAGAACCCGTCGTACATCGTAAGTTTTTAGGTGGTCTCCTTAACAGATTCTTACCAAAGTTACCTAAAGCCTTTCGCAAGTTTGTAGAAGCCCATAAAGATGAACCGATCACAAGTTTTACAGTTTATCGTTCTCCATTGGACAAAGTCAGTAATACGTTCTTGAATACCCTTACATTAGGTGATTGGGATAATATCAAACAAAAGGCGAATGTAGATAAACTCTTTCATATTTATGCTATAATTAACGGCAAATATATTTATGAAAAGCTCTCCGTTCCCGTATTAAAAAATGCCTCAGGGGGAGACCTGAGTCGGTCTGGTGCAGAGTCCATGGATGCACCAATAAATAAAACTGTAACGATTGGGGACTTCGTTGATAAGGCAATTAAGCGAATGGGCGATGACTATTACAGTTATGATGGGTTTAAAAATAATTGCCAGGACTTTCTATCTAACTCTCTGTCAGCGTCAGGACTTGGTAATAGTGCTACGCAGAGTTTTTTAAAACAGGATACGAAACGGCTTATAGAAGAGACACCAGAATATAGTAAGTATCTCGGTAAAGAAATTACAGATTTAGCTGGTGCCGCCACGAAAGCGTGGTCTGAGCTAACAGATAAAAGAGGTGGTCGCAGACATCATAATCGTGCGTTTGATTCTAATAGGAATCGTCGGTTACACTAGAAT